AATAAGAGAACTGCGATGACCTTACCAAGGATGTCCTTTGAATTTACTGGTCTTACATATGATTCATCTAGGAAGGTAACTACAACTCAACAAATTACTGTTAAAGATCCTACTACAGGACAAGGAAGTAAAACTAAAAAGGCATATATGCCTGTTCCTTATAACATGCAATTTGAATTGAGTGTTATGACTAAATTGAATGATGATGCATTACAGATTGTCGAACAGATATTACCATATTTCCAACCATCATATAATCTAACAGTACAGTTAGTAGAAACAATTAAAGAGAAGAGAGATATTCCAATCGTTCTAGAGAACGTTACAATGGATGATCAATATGAAGGTAACTTTACTACTCGTAGAGTTCTACTTTATACATTAAGATTTAGTGCAAAGACATACCTATTTGGTCCTGTCTCTACTGCTACATCCGATATCATCAAGAAGAGTTCTATCAATTACATCTCTGGTGGTTCCAAGTCTGTTGAAAGAGATGTTACATACTCTGTTACTCCAAGAGCAACTAAGGATTATACGGGTGATATTCTTACGAATCTCACAGAGGACATTGATGAAGTTCAGACAACTATGAATGTAACTGACGGTACTGCTCTTACTGTTAAGACCTATGTTGATGTTGATGATGAAGAAATGTATATTACCAAAATTACCAGCAATAAGATTACTGTTGAAAGAGGTAAGGATGGTAGAGTTGCTGCTGCCCATGTAAATGGATCAGAAATCAAAGGTATTACTGCTGCAGATGATGCTCTCATTGAACTTGGTGATGACTTCGGATTCAGTGGTGAATATACACAAGATGCTGAATTATTCTAATGAAAATGACTAATCTAGATGATGCTTTTAATGTTGAGTCAACTATCGTTCCAGCAGAAAAGGTTGGTATAACTCCAGAGCAAAAACCTGATAGACTTACTAAGACTGATATTGATAAGGACTATGAGTATACTCGTGGTAATCTTTACAGTATTATAGAGAAGGGTCAGGAAGCAATTAATGGTATTTTAGAACTTGCTCAAGAGAGTGAGATGCCTAGAGCATATGAAGTTGCAGGACAGTTAATTAAGAGTGTCTCTGATGCAACTGATAAGTTAATGGATCTCCAGAAGAAATTAAAGGATGTAGAAGAAGAGACTAAAGTTAAAGGACCTAATACTGTTAATAATGCACTGTTTGTTGGGTCAACTGCAGAGTTACAAAAACTATTAAAGTCTGGACTGCCTAAAGATTCTAAATAACTTTGGGAGAGAAATCCCGAAGTACTTTTAGTATCCATACAATGTCGGACCAGTTACCGTCGATAGATAATTTACCAGAGAGTGAATTACCCTCAGTCGATCAGTTTATAATAGAAGAACAAGAATTACCTTCTATTGAAGAGTTCGTCGAAAAGGAAGAAGAGGAGATAGTTGAAGAAGTAGAAGAAGAGATTGTAGCAGAAGCACAAGATCTCACAGAAGTATTACGACTTATTAGTGATGTTAGAAAGGACATCCCTGATATACCAGAGATTAAATATTACGACGAAGAATTAGAGAGACTTACAGAACAAGTTAAAGAGGTTAGGAATAGTATCCCAGAGATACCAGAACCTCCAGAGATACCAGAAATAAAATATTATGATGATGAGATTGCTTCCTTAAGAGAAGAAGTAAAGGATCTTCCTGAGCCAAAATACTATGAAGAAGAACTAGAAGGTCTTCAGAATAGAATTGATGGTATTAAGAAGGATATAGTAGATCTTCCTGAAGTAAAGTATTATGAGACAGATCTAGAATCTCTTAAAGAAGACATTCTTGCAGTAAAAGAATCTATACCCGTATTTCCAAAGTGGGTTAATGAGGTCAATCAAGTTCCAGATTTCTCCTGGATTGGTAAGACCTTTGGTGTAATTGATGATGACTTTGTTAAGGTACATGATAACTTAGAGACCATTCGAGATAGGATTAACGCTGAAGTTAATGCTATTGCAGAGACTATTGAAGTAAAGGAATTTGAATCTAAGAATGAATTTGATACCTTAACTAAGAGTTTAACTGAGATTAAAGATAAGATATACAAAGAGTTAAGAGAGTCTGCTTTAAGTATAAACAATGTAAGACATTCATTTAAGGATGATGATAGGAAATTAAAGAAGAATATACTCAGCAACTTAAATGTATTAAAGCAAAGAGTTGAAGCAGAAGTAAAGGAATTTAATAGAAAGAATACTGATACCAAAGATATCTTTGATGGGTATTTTAGTGCTCTTACAGAAGAGATTGCTAATCTACCTGAAGTAAAATATTATGATGAAGATATTAAAGATGTTAGAAATGAACTTAATGAAGGATTAATATCTCTTAGAACTTTAGTTGAGGAGATTAAAGGTAAGCAAGAGGTATTAAAGGAAGAGGTAAATAAGCGTCCTATTCAACCAGACCCTGAAGAAAGTAATACTGACCCTCTTACACCAACTAACCAAAACTTTGCTACTCATGAAGATTTAGCAAAGCATTATAAGTTATTTGTTAATAGAGTTCAGCAGCAGTTATATACCATCGGTGGCGGTGGTGCAGGGTTTATTAAAGACCTTGATGATGTATCATTTGATAATACTGTAGGAACCAATAAGTTACTTATCTACAATGGTTCTTCATGGGTAGGTATTGCAAGTACTGCACTATCAGGTTCTACTACATTAGATGAAGTATTAGAGAAGGGTAATGTATCCGGCATTGGAATGAGTGTCGGTGTTATTACTGCTACTAATGGATACTTTAGTGGTATTGTAACTGCATCTACAATCAATTATGATAATGTAACAGACATATATTCAACTGGTATTGTAACTGCAACTAAGGGTATTCAGGTTACTGGTCTTGGTGTTCATGTAACAACTGCTGGTGTATCTACATTTGTAGGATTAACATCATTCCGCAATGGTATTAATGTAATAGCAGGAACAGCAAGTACTGCATTAATTGTTCAGGGTGATGCTCGTATAACTGGTATCCTAACGATTGGTACTGGTTCTGTTACTATCAATGGTAGTGATAATAAAGTTCAGATTGGAACAGGAGTTACTCTTACTTCAACTGGTGAGGCAGACTTTGTTGGTGTAGTTACTGCAGCAGGATTTGAAGTTGGAACTGCTGCTACTATTAAGGATAATGGTAATGCTACTTTCTCAGGTATTGTAACTGCTGCAAACTTTATTGGAGATGGTTCAGGTTTAACAGGTGTTGCTAATACAGATAATGTAGTTTCTACAACCTTAAGTGTATCTGGTGTTGTTACTGCAATCGGTGGTCTCTATGTTGGAACTGCTGCAAGTATATTTGCTAATGGTAATATAACTGGTGGTATTGTAACTGCAACCAAATACTATGGTGATGGTTCTAGTCTATCTAATGTAACTAGCACAACGATAAACAATAATGCAAACAATAGATTAATAACTGGTTCAGGTACTGCTAATACATTAGAAGGAGAATCAACCTTAACATATGATGGTGCTAAACTATCGGTTAGTACTGGTGCTACGGTATTCACTAATGGTAATATTGCCGCTGCGGGAATTGTAACTGCTAATGGTGGATTTGTTGGGGCATTAACTGGTGCTGTAACTGGTAATGTTACGGGTAATGCATCGGGTTCATCTGGTTCTTGTACTGGTAATGCTGCTACCGCTACTGCACTTGCAACAACAAGAGCAATTGGTGGAGTGAACTTTGATGGTACTGCAGCGATTAACCTTCCAGGTGTAAATGCTTCTGGTACTCAGGATACAAGTGGTAATGCTGATACTGCTACTACAGCAACGACAGCAACTAACATCACGGTTTCTGCAAATAATTCTACTGATGAAACGGTATATCCAATATTTGTAGATGGTGCTACAGGTGGTCAAGGTGCAGAGTCTGATACTGGTTTAACATATAATCCATCAGATGGTGAACTCACAGCAACTACATTTACTGGAGCCTTAACTGGTAATGTTACTGGTAATATTAATGGTAATCTAACTGGAGCACTTCAAACTGCTGCACAAGCAAATGTTACATCGTTAGGAACACTTACTACACTTACAGTTGATAATGTAATAGTTAATGGAACTACTATTGGTCATACAAGTGATACAGACTTAATGACCCTTGCAGACGGAGCAATCACTCTATCTGGGCAAACTAATGTAGGTACTGCTGCTACTCTATTTGCTAATGGTAATGTAACTTGTGGTATTCTTACTGCAACCAGTTTCGTTGGTAATGGTTCTGGGTTAACCAATATATCAGGTATTCCATCAGAATCAGATACTGCTGTTTCATCTACGAGTGCAACATCTGTATACTCTGTTGCTCATGCATCTTATCGTTCTGCATCATTAATTTTACAAATTACTCAAGGTTCTGCATATCAGTCAGGTAGATATATGGTTATACACGATGGTACTACTGCAACAATTGTTGAGGAATCTGCAGTTGCAACAGGAGATATGTTAGGAACATTTACTGCTGCTATTAGTAGTTCTAATCTAGTAGTATATGTAAATATGGGCAGTTCATCGTCCGCAACTGTTACTGTGCTTCCAACAACTGTTACAGTATAGTAGCATTATTTGACTACATATGTTATACTCTTTTTGTATAGCACTTCATTATGAAAAAAATCAGCATCAGTAAAGACGGTCTAGTAAACGGTCAGGAGTATTGGTCAAATGATTTATCCACCCAACAATACGTTCGAACTGCTGTACACTATGTGCTGGAAGAGTTGGGTATCAAGGTAGAAGAAGAGTGGGAGATGGATGATGATTCTATTGAGATTACAGTAAAATGAAAAAGTTGATTGGACTTAGTTTAGGAACTTTAATAGGTATATCTCATATCGGTATGATAGGAATGATTGCTAGAAAGGAATCATTCCCTAAACTAAATCTGCCTATTGGGGAATATACCTCTTATAGTGTAGTAGCAAATAAAGAAGGATATACAATAGATTATAGATCACATGACCCTAAAGTATTATCAACTACGGAAACGATAAATCGTCCTGCTGGGTTCTTAGGGTTGGGTAAAAAGAAATCAGAATATGAGAGACAATATTATGTTCCATCATCACAATCAGATTCTGGTGGATTAAGTCCAAAGGATGTTGCATGTCTTAAGAAGGAAGGTAGTGGAGAAGGAACAGGAAGATTAGTAGGTGGTGGTCTTGGAACTGCTGTAGTTACTCAAACTGGAATGGCATCTATCCCTGTAATTGGATGGGTATTGGCAGGTGCCACTACTATGTTAGGTATGGATCAAGGTGCAGAAATAGGTGGTAATATGGCTAGAGATCTTGCTAAGGAGTGTGACGAAGTTGATGAAATAACTAAATAATTAATGTATTTACATTATTTTTAACATGGGCCCAGCACAAATTGCTGCTTTAGAGAACTGTGGTATTCAAGTCGAAGATGCCGACGGTGATATAAAGTTCCGTGAATTTG